GCCGGCTATGTCTAGTTCTATTAGGTGGTCTGCTTCTGTTGCTGGTCTTTGTTTGCACCAGTGGCAAAATGGTTGGTCACGTAAAAGTTCTTTGCGCCGTTTTTGGTAGTTGGCGCTTTTGTATTGTTTTTGTTTTGTGGCGTTGTATTTTTTGGGCATGGGGGGCTACCGCTGCCGCGCTTCGCTTGGCCTAGCGCGGCGCTTGCGCGCCTTGCTTGTGGGTTGCTTGCTTGAGCGTGGTGACGTTTTAGGCGCTGCTGGTTTTGTCATGGTTTGTTTTGTTTTGTTTAGGTTAGTTGAGTTTGTTTGGTGGGTCTAGGCAGAGGTTCGCCGGGCCCGCCCGTCCGTTGGTAAGCACGGTTCACACTTGCCATGCACCCGTATTGTTTGCATGGTCTTTACCCGCCTCTCTCACGGGCTAACTAACGCTAGTTAGGCGTTGAGGATTTGCACCTACACACAGTCGCGCCGCTGCGAAGCACCAATGAAATTGGCCTACTTAAATTTTAGAAAGGGTCAGTAACTTCTCGCTGCTTATCTGCTGCCAGTTTTAATAGCTCTTCAATAAGTTTGCTGGCTTCAAATTTGGTGAGGTCTTGAAGGCTTGAAACTTCTTTGTTAAGAATGTCCTGACACAATAGCCAGAGGCTTTGGTCATCAGTCAAACCGGCTTTGTTTGCTTGTATTTTTATCATCTTTTTTTGTGGGTCAGTAATAGGGCCGTTGACTGCTGCAGCTTTCTTTTTGTTTGTTTCAGCCTCAACTATTCGGCGCATAGCCAAACGGTTTTCATCTTCCGGGCTGCTAGGGAAAGGGTCTTCCACGGGTTCTGTGGGCTGCTGGCGGGCTTGCACTTCATGGGCGCTAGCAATGCTTTTATCTATACCAAAACCCATATAACCCAAAGCGCGGCCTAAAGCTGAAGTAAACCCAACCATGCGCTCACTTTGCCTAGTAAATGGAGTAGTGCCCGGCAAACTTTCTTGCGCTGAAGCAACAACCGGCAGCGGGTCTGTTTCGTCACGCCAAACCGTGACTGTGCAAATAAGCACAGTTGCGTTGCCGTACTGCTCAACGGTTGCACTTGTCTCTTGAATACGTAATTTCGGGTGCACTTTTAGCGCCATAATTAAACGCTCATTGACTGTTACGTAATCACCTAAATTAAATGCCACGCTGCTTACCTTTCAGTAGTAACTAAAGCTGTACCGTATCTGTTGGGTGCAATACAGTTTTATTTTTAAGCCACGTGACAAGCTCACTAAATGAGCGCAAATACTGTTTGTCACAAATCAACATTTTAGCTGTTAAAAGCCGTTGCTTATCGTAAATATCTTCCACGCGCCAAAATTGCTGTGTAGATACCGGCACTACCACAATTGCGTTAGTGCTTTGCGAAACAATGCAATACGCCACGGGTTTACGGGCCTTTTTAACGTAACCGTGCAACGTATCCACAATCAGGCTGGGGTACGGGTAATCAAACGGTTTAGCCCCAAATACCCGGCTAGAACTCTTTACCTCAAGCACCCCAGCAGGCGTTATCACGTCTTTTTCATGCAACGTAAACCGTTCACGGTCTGCTTCATTTTCAGCAAATTCAAGCGCAGGCAATTCAGCTGATACCCCAGCGTCAATAAGGCACTCAGCCACAAACCGGGCGTAATTATGCCCCAATTCAAACGCTGCCCGATAATTAAAACTGGTATCAGTCATATTTAACCAACGTCAACAAAGCAGATATTTCAGCACGTAACTCTTCAATAATGCGCTGCTGCCTCACCAAATGATAAGCAGCCTCACTCATAGCAAACGCAATATTTGCCTGATTCAAACGCTCAGCAAGCCCTTCAAGCGTCTCAGCTGTTTCTTGCGGGCTCATGACTGCAACCAAAACATGACCCAAACCACAATGCCCAAGCAAGTAGCTACGTAAGCTTCACCCGTCATACGTTGACCAAACCCCAAAGCCCTTGGCCTCATGCCAAATCAGCAAACCGGCAACCAGATTGGTTATAGGTTCAAACAAATCTTCGCAAGTTTCAATAATGCCTCGCGCCTGCAACCAACCAATTTCGTTATAACGGTTAGCTGTCCCCCACGTAGGGCAATGCACTTGCAGTAACCCATATGAACCGCCCTTGTCTTTGTCACCCAACGCGGCAGGCTGACAGCCGCTCTCACGGCGAAGAATAACCGCAAGAGTGGGCAGGGTTTGCTCAGGCCAACCAACCTGCCGCGCTTTTTCAACCCAGCCCGTGCACGTCTCAGTGCTGCTAACCGTGGTTGAGGGTGCTGTAGTGGTAGGAGGACCCACTACAAGCCCGCTAATAGGCGTTAAAAGGCTCTGTGTGCTTGCGTAAACAGCTGGGGCTACCTGCATAGGGGAAGCGGGTGCTTGAACGCTTGTAAAGGCTGACAATGCGCCTAAAAAGCCAATGCCTACTGCAAACAATTTGGCAAAATAGTTAGCCATATTAAGCGCCTTCGCTAGTAGGGCTAGTGCTCATATGGCTTAACCGCTGTGGCGGCCCCCACGTAGCCCAGCGCTCAGCTCTAAACGCAAATTGGGCAAGGCTTATACGCCCGTCAGGGTGCCTAAATATTTGCACCATAATTTCATGGCCCGTATCTACTTTGCCGGTCAAAACCTCATAAAAAATAAGGTTTGGCTTGTCTTCATTGGTCACGCTGCGACCCCCTTTTAAGTTGTAAGCCCATAGTAGGGCTGGGGTGCTAGGTGGTGGTGGATTTGTCAAACGCCTGCCTAAAGGCTGCCGTGACGTTTTGCGGGTGCAACGCCATACCTAGCGTAATTTCTATATGCAGCCAGTCACCTTGAGGGGCCCCGCTAAATAGTGCTGTTTTCGGTTTTACCCATGCCTCAGCTGCATGAGGCTTAGGTACGCCCATACCTACGCGGCTGCAATTCCAGCTACGCCCAAACGGTTCAGGCCAATAGTCAATAACCAACTGTACGCCTAGCAATTCCCAATTATCTAAAACGGTTTGCAAAAACGTAATAGCTTTAGCGCGCCCGTCACTAACGCCCAATTTGCGTGGCTCAATAAACCGATAGCTCAAATCCATTGCAACGCCCCGCGCATGGTTACTTATTTTGCCGGGCTTGCCTCTAATATCTCTAAAAACAAACGTGCCGTTATTCCACAAAGCACCGCCTGAATATTTGTTTGCAAGCTCTACCCAGCGCTCAGTACCGGGCAATTTATTAGTGACTACCGGGTAGGTAGATACTTTGTAAATATTCATTTTTTGGGTTTGTCTTTCATGCCGTTAGAAGCAACAATTCCAGCCAAAGTGCCCGAAAGAAACGTGACGATAGTTGCCATGAGGCTTATAAATTCTTTATCGTTTGGGGCTTGTTCCATAGGTTGACTGACAAATAGCAGGCCGTAAACAAAACCGATAACTACCACACTGAAAACTACGCCTAGCAAAACGCCTACGGTTGCAACCATGCGGGCGTGTAGTTGCTCTGCTGTGTAGCGCTCTTTCATAGTTAGCACCTATCTACTGGTTGGCAGTATGTGGGGCGTGTTGACACTTTGCCGCTGTTGCTGCGTGTAGTTTCGCAAGCTGTCAAAATAAGTAGCGCTGCGACTGCTACCCACTTCACTGCGCTTCTGGTGGTGTCGGGTCTGGCGGCGGCGGCGGCACTTGCACTACGCCGTTAACTACTTGCCAACCAATAGCTGCCGGGTTTTCTGGCGTGTATTCAATTAAATGCTGCGGGTCATCATTTACCCAATTTGGCGGCACTACCTCAACATTGACTACCACGCCATTGGTTACGTTTGGCTCAACAATGGCTACTGTTCGTTCGCTCATACTTGGTACTCAATCCAAACGTATCCAGAGCCGCCTGCTGCGCCGTCGCTACCAGCCACGCCGCCTGCGCCGACAGTAATTGTGATACTTGCGGCTGGTGTTACTGCGCCACCTGCGACAATGTACGCGCCATTTTGCGCCGTTACGCCTTGATCGCCTGCGTTACCTGTTGCGCCGTTGCCGCTATTGTCTGCGCCCGCCGCCACGACAGTTCCCCCGGATGTTCCTCGCGTGTTCCGTAGGCCGCCATTGGCGGTTACTGTGCCGCCTGAAAATGCCACCGAACTATTGCCGCCTGAACCTGCACTGCCAGAAATACCTCCGCCACCGCCACGAATGTGGGCAATTGCATAAGTAACTCCGGCTGGAACAGTCCACGTACCCGAAGCAGTAAAAGCAGCTACGTTAGTCACGCTTCCAAGGTTAGC